GCCACCCTGTCCTCGTTCACGACCACAACGGGCGACAGCCGCCGCCGCTCGTCCAGGATCTTCACAGCCTCTTCGTCCAGGAACTGCGTCCGGCCCTGTTTGAAAATGTGGTCACCGAGCTGGTCACGGTACCGGTTCACGCTCTGCCGAACGGATTCATAGGTGATGTGGTTGTTTTCTGCGTACTGTGCCAGTGTAATCGCACTCATGTGCCTCTTCCTCCCAATTAGAACAAGTTGGCTGTGCAAGCCATGTGACAAGTTGCATACATGAAAATATACTATAACCACGACATTTACAAGTACACTTGCAAAAGGATTGACACAATATTGTGTTATGAATTTCGGCCGACGGATGCGGATACAAAAAAGGCCCGGAGACGATCTCCGGACACTTTGCAGGCTGTTCAGCCGAAAAGACGGATGATCCAGAAGAGATTACTTCCGAAGAGCAACCCGATCATTATCAAAATCGAGATCCAGAGTCTCCGCTCCGTCCTCTCAAACTTCGCCATTTTCATTTCATACTCGAAAAATGATATTTTCTCCATGTCAGACCCCCTTCTTTATCTCTCAACCTTAATAATTCTCGGCTCTTGTTTCGGTGATTCATGCGGTTCAAACGTAATTGTCCGTGGCTCTTGCTTAGCTTTCAATTCTTCTACAAGGTACTGATCTTTCAGCTCTCGCTTGTACTTGTAATATGTCCCCCGTGCGATTCCAGTCAGTTTCATCACTTCCAGATCTGACAGATCTCCGTTGAAATCCTTCGACCTCTTCAGGATCACTTCCTTCGCTTCGATCGACTTCTTCGTCGTCAGCTTCGCTCCCTTCGGCTGACCGATCTGTTTTCCGTTCAGACGTGCCGTCTCGATCCCTTCCCGTGTTCTCTGGTGAAGATCCTCGACTTCCTTCTCAGCCTGATCGAAAGCAAGTCGGATCTGTTCCTTCGCAAGCGATAACAGATATTTGTTGACCCCTTCGAGAATGAAATCGACGTTCGTTCCCGTCAACGGGACTCCGGTCTCCATAGCTTTTTTGTATGTCTCCGTGTTTATGTGTGGCTCTTTCAGGAAGATCAGATTCACTCCGAGATTGAAAAGATCCTCATAAACCCGAAAACCTTCGTCAGCGTCACGGCTCATTCGTGAGACCTGATCGAAAACAACCGTGTCCCCCGGCTTCAGCTGCTTGTATAACTTCGTCCATCCAGGACGATCGAGCTTCGTTCCGGTGTATTCATCCGTGACGATCACAGCGTCCGGATATTTCTCTTTCACGTTCCGGATCTGTCTCTCGATAGATTGCTTCATTGTACTCACCCGGCAATAGCCATAAACCCTTGATTTCATGCTTTTCGTCTCCCTTCGTGATATATGATAGTGTCATTTCTGACGTTCGTTACTTCTGACACTCGAAACATATCACGATAGGGATCGAAAATCAATACTTTTGATACTTTTCTTTATAACGTCACTTTTGACACTTTTGGTTTAACGATCATGTCTTTCCACTCAGTTTTGACCTTCTCCCGAAGAAGAGCTTCGTTGCTGAGATCGATCTCTTCGAGCTTCGTCACCCGGATGATCGGCTCGATAATTCCGGGACTGACGTTTTCCTGAAATAAGATCTGACGATAACGGCTCTCTTTGTTCAGAGCGTCCGTCAAGATCGTGATCTGATCCTCATTCAGCCCGATCCGCTGAAGAAATGTTTTGTCGATCATACCTGATTCCCTTTCCGTTAAGCGTCAACGATCTCCTGGAACTGTTTCAGCGTCACCGGATCAAAACCTTCCTCCCGATAGAAATCAGCCTGATCCGTGAAAAGCCTTCTCTTCGTCAGACCGCCTTCAGTTTCTCCATAAAGTCGATCATGATAAGCTTTCGCAAGTCTGGATGTTCTTGTTGTGTCGAACTGAAGAAAGTCTTCGAGACTGTTCTTCATGCCCGTGACGATCTCCGAAGCCCTCTGAGAACTCATTTCCGGACACAGCCTGTCGAAATTTCTCATGATCCCGTGATCGTGTGCGATTTCTGTCACGACGGAGACCGCAATCGGATTGTCTTTCACGGCTTCCGCTGTTCTCTGACACTCTTCGAGAGTGACCTTCTTTTTCATCTTCAGGACGTTCAAAAGATTGACCTGATCGTTTGTCGGTGCTGAGACGGATCTCCTCCCGATAGCGTCCATCATGCCCCCGAAGACCGTCTGAAGCCCCGGACGATATTCGTCCCGAAGTGCCTTCAGTTCCGCTTCAAAACGTTCGTTTTCCTTCTTCAGATCCTCTTCGTAACCCTTCGACCCTTTGAAACGTTCGAACGACTTCACTTTTTTGTCGTGAGCTTCCGTCAGTTCCGCTCTCTTGTCCTGAAAAGCCTTCATTTTCGTGTAATACAGCTCGGTGTTTTTAATCATTTTTTTGATCTCCCTTCTTAAATTCGAAATACACCATTTATAAGTTTTTCAACGATACTCCGAAGATTGTCGATCCCGTCCTTCAGATCATCGATCTCTTCTCTCAGCTGATCGACCTCTTCTGTGTTTCCCCTATTCGGAAATATCACGTCCGGGATATAGCTGACCGTGAAGAGTGTCCCGTGTGATTGTGTATGATCCTTCACTAATTCAAGAGAAGCGTCTTCCATTTCTCCGAACGCTCTCAGAACTTGTCGATCCCACGTCCCCGGATCGATCGACTTCCCGCAGACCGGACACGTCCGAGCCTTCCAATCCTTCCAATCGTCCCGGTGATAGACCGTCCAATCAGAACCGCAACCGTCACAATGAATTTTTAAGTGTCCCATGATCTCAGCTCCCTTCTTTATGCTGATATACCTTTTCTGTAGATGAGCCGATCGAGTGCATAGGCACAGCTGTCAATCGTGTGATTGTCTTTGTCCGGAAGCTCCGACGTGATCTCTCCCGTCTTCCGATCGACTACATAACAATAGTTTTGAAACTCCCGTGCACTCTCCGGAGTCCGTGATGGATCGATCACTATTTTCCGGTGCTGAAGCCACTTGATCCGGTATTGAACGCAACCCGGCTCTTTGTGGCAAGCGGCCGCCTTCAGACCGAAATCGTGAAGATCAACGATCGACTTCGGCTCAGCACAATCACAGACGATCAGCTGTCTTTCCTCATAGACTTCAGGTCCGAGAAAAAAAGATCCGGAAATCTTCCCCGTCATGTGATAGCCCTTCTCAATGATCCGATCCGCAATCTCTTTGTTACCGCAACCCCGTTTGTATATTTCATCGATGAAATAGATCGTGTCAGTCTTCCGATCATAAGCCAACCGGACGAAAGCAAACGGATCTGACGAAAATCCGAAGTCGAGACCCTGAAAAATGTATGTCTGACGCTGGATCTCTTCGTCGGTGATCGTCCTGATTTCCAGATTCGGGAAAACCTCTGACCCGTTACCAACTGGAAGACCGAGAAATTCGTGTTCGTAAGCCTTCGGATTGATCTCTTTCAGACGCTCAGCTTCATCGAGAAACAACTCTCCGAGCCACGACTCCGGGATCATCCGATAATCTGTCCGGACTGTCAGGGATCGATCGTCCTTCCGCTCGACGTACTGATTCGCCCAATTTGCCGACGAAATCGGGGGATTGAACGACCTGAAGACCATGAACCGATCTCCACCTCTCAAAACGGATTGCTGAAGGTTTCTCAGCTCCATTTCTCCGACGATCTCCGAAAACTCTTCGATCCATAAGATCCGGAAGAAGCCCTTCGTCGGCTTCAGACTCTTCAGCTTCGTCGGATCGTCCAGTCCTGACAACCGGATCACCTGACCCGTCTCATAAATGAATTGCAACGGGACGACCGTCGATCGCCAATGATTCGAGACCCCGAGAGTGTCGATCGCCCATTGTATTTGATTGAAGACTGATCCCCGGAGTGTGTTCGCATACTTCCGGATCACGATCGCATTACTTTGACCGCTCCGATCCTTCATGATCTGATTGACGATCTCCAATGAGATATAACTCGACTTTCCTGACCCTCGACCGCCTGGAAGATTGAAAAACGTATGATCTCCCCGGCTCACATCTTCATGAACCGGAAGGAAGCAATCAGCGATATGATCCGTTATATCGAGTCGATCGATCTCTTCCCGTAACTTCACAGAAGCCCCGTGAGACGCTTCCAGAGCGTCAATTTGACGCAATAGCTCTCTGTCTGATAATCTCACCGGATCACCCCCTAAACCGTCTCAAAAACGTCCTCTGACGGTTTCTGAAGTGCTTCGAGCTTCTTCATGATGTCCGTCGTCGTTGTCCAGTCTCTTAGCTGGTTCATGAGCGTCTGGATCGCATTGACTTTTGTTTGTGCTGACGTGTCCGGATCTTCGATTATTTGCTGAAGGATCTCAACGTCCTTTGTCAGATAGCCTTGCATTTTATTGACAGCCGTCTTCAGGATCGCTTCCTTCCTCTCCCGGATCACCCGCTGAAATTCGGGATCGTTCCTGATTTTGTAAACCGTATTTTTCGAGAGTCCGGTCTCTTTCATAACGTCCACCATTCGGAAGTTATTCAGGAAAGCCCCGATCACTCTCTCATCGTGAATATAATCCTTTGCTTTCGCCATTCGATTCCCCCCGTTCACGGAACTGCTTGTATTGCTTCGCTTCTTCCAACGACTCAAAGTATCGGCATTGTACTAATACCGGCTCCAGATCCGTGAAATTTTGTTCATACCCTAAGACAACGAAATTCTTCCCGAGACTTCTTCTGAATAAGAGACCCTTCCGGACTTCCCGGACTTCGTACTCCGTCACAGATCTTCACCTTCCTTTTTCCAGATCGTGAAGGATCTTCAGCGCTTCGAGACGTTCCCCAGGAGTCAGACGGGGATCTTCCAAAATCGAGAGACAGCCCGTCTTCAGCTTCTCCCGTAACTCTTTCGATTCCAGATCCTTAGCTTTTCGTGCTTCTAAGTGTCGTTTCCGTGTTTCCTTGGCTTTTTCAGTTGGAGTCATTTTTTTCACCGTCCCTCCTTCGATCTTCTTCAATAAACTTTTGTGCTCCTTCCTCGGATCGGAAGCGGCGGCCCATGTCGTCATAGAGGCAGCCGTTTCCGATGCTTCTCAACTTCCAGACAGTGAAATAGTCTTTCGTTTGATAGATCTTATATTTCCGCATAATGATTTCTCCATTCAGTACAGTCGTAACGCTCCCTCGGATCGAGAAACACGTTACAAAATAAGCATGATTCACGGTCTCACATTCCTTCGGGGACTTTAGGGAGAAAAGGGACGTTTTTTCGGAGTCGTTATCTTTTTATATATAAAACCCCTGTTTTAACCGTTTTTTATTTTCTATATGAAAATATCTCCCTAATCTCCCTAATCTCCCTAACCCTTATAAATAAAGGCTTTAACAGACTTTTGTTTCTCCCTTTTGAATCACTTCGTTTTCCCTGGTCTCACTTCCGATCGAACGGAGTCCAACCGTCCGGAAGCCTCGTCCACTCATTCAGGGAGATTTCTGAAGACGATTCAGGGAGTTTTCCCCGGTATTCGAGCCCCCTGAAGCATTCCGTCCCGTTCGTTTTGATCTCCCCGAAGCCCTTTGTCTTCATGCTCCGATAGAAATTCTGTTTCGTGAGGGACTGACGCTCCATGTCCTGACAGAACGCTTCATAGCTCCGATACAGATCGAGCTTTTTAATCCGTCCATCGGGGCTCTTGACCGTCTTCTCATTCAGAAATGCTTCAACCGTGTCCGAGTCGCAACGGAGACGCTTCACAGCTTCGATCGAGCCGGAGGACTCCGTGATCTGCCCGTTTTGGTACAATCTTTCGAGAGCCATAACGCTGATCCGGATGAAATCATCGATCTCAGCCGACAAACGATCGAAAAACTCCGGATCTTTCTTCTCTGGGACTCGATCCATTGTCAGGATCAGCAACCTTCGATAAAAGCCGTTTGTCTGTTCAGCCTTTACGATCGGAAGCTGATTCGTGCTGAAGAGCAACTTCGCATAATTCCGGACGGAGATCTGATCCTTCCCCTTCGCTTCAGCAGAAAACGTGTCCTCTCCGAGAGCCTTCTTCAAAATGGACGTGTCCGAGAGTGCGTCGATTTCCAGATCCGCACAGCTGTTTAACAGTTTTCCCATGAGTCCGAAAGCCTGAAATCGTTGTGTCAGCTGGTTCAAACTGATATTTGAAATGTTTTCCGTCCCGATCATCTTCTCGATCATCCGGATCACGGTCGATTTCCCCGTCCCCCCTTCACCGTTAAGGATCAGAAACTTTTGCTGACGTGTGTCCCGTGTCAGACAGAGACCGGAGAACTGACAGAGCATTTCTATATCTTCCGGAGTGTTTCCGATGAACAAAAGCCATTCCTGAACCGTCGTCCCCTTCAGCTGACCTTCTGGATCGTACTCATGAGGGATCTGATTCGTCGCTTTGTACTTAGGATCGTGATGGATCATCCTCTTCGACCTCGGATCATAAAACCCGTTACGGAAATTGATCCACTCGACCGGATACTGATTAAGATCTTCCGTCGTGACCTGAAGAGCAGCGTCCGAAATGAAAAGGTCATAGATCCTTTTGATCGTCGGACTCTTCACGAACTCCGGATAGATCAGCTCTCGGATCATCGTCTTCAGCTCCGCCCCGGACTGATCCGGACGAAAAGCTCCGTCCCGGTATATATAAGGGACTCCACCCAAAACGAAGAGATCCTTCGTCGTCTTCAGATACTCAAAAATCGCAAGATCGAAGACCCCGGTAATCTTTCCGTTGTTCTCATTGATAAGATGAAACTGATCGAGATCCAGATCGTCCCCGGCTTCCTTCTTCGGCTCTTCCTTCAGTAACGCTTCCAGATCCTCGACCGTGTGGTCTTTGAAGAAATCGGAAATGTCCCCGTGTTCGAGATCCGGAGTCGGAACGACGATTCGGACGGACTTCGCAACGCTTTGAAGATCCTTCTCGATCGCCTTCGCTGACTTCTCTCCGGGCTTGTCGTTATCCTGAAGGATCACCACGTCCGCACCCTTAAACAACGTTGCACAACCTGAGACCCAATCCCCGGAAGCTCCGCAAGTGACCCCCGTCAGACCGTGAGAATTGACCGTTTTCACGTCCTTCTCACCTTCGCAATAGAAAACCCGACCCCCGTCTTCAATCGTCTTCTGAAGCCCTTTCAGCGACTCACAGAAGACAGCCGGGATCGACTTTCGGCTCTTTCCCTTCAGACCGTAATTGAAACGATCTCCGTCCATGATCCCGTATATGAATTTTTTCCCGGACAGCCTGATCCGTGTGAAGGCATAATTCCCGTTAAGATCGACGTATTCGTACACGTCTTCGATCTGACGCTTCTCACGTCCTTCGACGTAAGCTCTCCACCGTTCCCCGTTGTTCTGGATCGGATCGTCGTCGAAAAGATCCTTCATGGACAAACCCGCAGCTCCCAGAACGTCAGCCGTTTCACAACCGGCATGACAATGAACGACTGTCCCCTTCTTCCCTTTGGAGATCGTCAGGGACGCTTCTTCGTCGTTATGACTCGGACAGATACATTGAGCTTTGTCCCGGTATAATCTTTTCACTTGAAATCGGGACAAAACCTCATTGTATGTCATCCGCTTCAGCTCCTTTCTTCAACCTTGCAATCGCTCCCATGACTCGGATTTTATTCTCCATCGTCAGATCGTACCGAAGGAGTCGGGATAAGTGATGACGAGAAATATTCATTTCATCCGCTATATCTTTGTACTTCATCCCGTTTTCCGAAACGATCATTCTAATATCGAGATTTTTCACGTTTTCCTCTCCCCCTTTCTTGAAATGTCGATTGTTGACACTTGGTAATTGTTATTGTACACTTATAGCGTTAAGTTTACCAACACAAAGTTAATCTTATAATTGTTATCGAGGTGTTAAAAATGAGCAAAAAAAAGACAGAAATTA